ATAGGTCTAGTGTCGCATCGTCAAGCAGTTCCCAGACGATATTGCGGACAGCGGTCACGACTAGCAAAGCCCCTTCAAGGGCTCGAGCCTCAGCCCGCTTAGCGCTAGTCTCAGCCCGCTCTTTGATCGCCCTGATAATCCGGTGGCTATGGCCCATGACCCGCTCGACGATAACCCCCTGCGCCTCCGGGTCTTCCTCAGTTTCTAGCCGGTCGATCTGGAATAGCAGGGCGGCCCGCATGTTGGTTAGTTCCTCGTCAGAGTCATCGATGTCCCGCTCATACTCCATTACCCGTTTACGCAGTTCAGCCATTCTGGAACCGCTTAGCATGGCGCGTACCGTTGGCCGACCGCCGGGAGGAGGGCTGTCCTTTTTACCGGCGCCATGAACAAAGCATACCCTCTTGCCCTCACGGGCATACTGGCCACATTGTTCGCCGCCGGAGCCGCGTTTTCTCGCTTGGCAACGGGGTAAGGGCTCGAGCGGTGTTTGTAGTTTAGCCGCCACAGGGTCAGTGGGTGGTGTTGGTTGTGGTGTCTGTGCCGGGGTTTCTGTAGCGGGCGCATAGTGAGCTAGCGGTATCGCCGGTAACGGTTTGTCCCCATTTGTGACCGTTACCGGCTTCTTGGCCTTGTGGACACGGCCCGGCGTTGGTACACCATCACCATGTAAGCTAACCAACTTGAGGGGGTTGTCAGACCCTTGATAGCGCTTTCTGATAAACCGCACCCCGATCCGCCAATGCCGCGTTTTACCACCACGGGCCAGTTGTCTCAGCATCACCCCCAGGCGGCTAGCGCTCTGGGGCCATGCTGGGTTCGCCTTTAACTCGCCTGGTGCGTCAGCATTAAGCAGCGCTAACAGGTCTTCGGCCTTACCCTCCCAGGGCGCAAGGCGGCGCAACGTACCCTCGATAGCGCGGCTGACGTTACTAGGGATGGGGTCGCTCTTGCGCTTCATGGCGGGTTAGTTGGTGCCCTACCAATCATCGCCAACCCCCCCCCTAGTTCAACACCCACAACGGCACCACCAACGCCGAGTGTGAGCCTGTCGCAATGAACATCGGCGTTACGGTGCCGCTTAACCGCCATGTCGTCAGTTCGGCTTGCGGATCGGCGGCTAGGGCATCGGTTAGCATCTTGCCGTTAATGGCGAAGGTTAGTTCATCGCCGGTGGTTGTCGCGGCTAGCGTTTCATCGCTTAGGCCGTGCAGTCCAGAGCCGACAATGCGTAACAGGTTATTCCCGACGGTTAGGTCCACACGGAAATTGGCGGGGTCGCTCAGAATGCGGGCCCTAGAAATAGCCTCTACGATAGCGCGGCGGTTGACCTCTACCGTTGCCACCAGCTCTTTCGGTATCACATTGTCGATATTGGGCAGGCGACCGTCTAACACCGGCAGGCGCATCCTAATCGCGCCCGCTATCACGTAGAACCCCTTGCTATCCCAGGTTAGGTCGATCTCCCCATCTGGGGTGTTCGACACCGCCCGTAGCAGCGCAACCCCCTTCTGCGTTAGTAACGCAATCCCTTCGGGGGCGTTCGTGTACACTGCCGAGCACCGCGACCACGCCGCCCTAAACCCGTCAGTAGAGGCTACTTTTAGGGCGCCTTCGTGCAGCTCGATCTGTGTCCCGTTCAGGGCCTGTTGGTACGCCTGAGTACCCGCCGCGTAACTGGCCCGCAGAGCGTTTGCTAGATCGGGTGCCGCAACCCGCACCCACGCAACCCCACTTGGCATATCGGCAAGCATTGGGAATGGTTGGCTCTGGGTGGTTAGTTCGGCGCTTGCCGACCCGCAAAACAGTTTTAGTTTTGTCCGCTCAGCCAAGTTTAGTGTCACCATATCGCCGGTGAACTTCTTAAGCAAAGCGTCTAGCGGTGCCAGCGGGACGGTAGTATTAGCGCCAGTATCAGGCACCCCCGGCATGTCTACGCTGAGGCTAACAGCCATGTCCGCCTCTTGGCCGCTAGCCGCCACCGTTATCGCCTCTTGCCCTAGCGCTAACGTCACCGATGGCTCGATGCCCGGCGGCTTGCCGGTGCCTTTGAGTAGGGCGATGGCCCGTGCTAGTTCCTTGCGGGGTAACAGAACATCCATAAAACCTCCCTTGACCCTCCTTACAGAAGGGCGTCTAGCCACCTTGCTAGGCGCGTTAGTTCCGACAATACCACAGCGCCGGTATTTGTGAGTTTATTACTCTCAATCAGGCCACACCTCCTCCAGTAGACCAGACGTGCGGCATCAGCCGCCGTGAATGTTCCGCCCGCCTGGTACGCCAGCAACTGCCAGGCATAGGCGGGGAGTTGAAGCTGTGCTAGTAGGTAGCGCGGTAGCGTTTCGGGCTCTATTACCAATGCTTGCGCTAGTTTGCTCGTGGTCGCCCGGACACGGGAAACCGCCGTATCACTGCCTATGGTGCGCCAGCGCGGGTCATCGCTATGCGCCGTCCACACGAACGGGTAGCGCTCAGTTAAGGCGCTGAACAGGTCCGGCTTTCGTTGCACGCTTTCAAGGCGACGCCTGCCGAACCCAAGATGAGCTATCAGGTGTTGGCCCTCGGCTACCCACCACTGATCAGGGAATAGCCTAGCAAGGTGCGAGAAATAGACCGAACCGTTATGGCTAACTCCGATGCCGAGTAGCGCCCGCGATAGGGAGTTAGCGTGTACTGACAGCAGCTCAGCAGCGGCCCACACACCCCCTTCGCGTTTATCGAACAGCCCGACCGGACCGGGTAGTGGCTCCTGGAGCCTGAAGGCCCGCGTGCTAGCGCTCCACACTCCGGTCACAGGGTCTGGGTAGTCGGCTAGCCGTAGCGTAGCCGCACCCCGAGGCCCAGAGGGTGACGCCCGTACCGCCACTAAGCGCTCACCGTGATAGCCGATCACCGGCAGGCTGGTATGACGGCGCGGATGGAATACCAAGGCCGGGATGTTGTCTCGAGCCCTCATGTACTTGTACAGCTTGCCCTCAGCTATCAGCGCGTCCTGTTGCACTTTAGCTAGACTGCGATAATCCCGCAGCAGCAGGGCATTAAGCAAATGCGCCCGAGTAGCCGGGCGCAACCAGAACGCTACCCCCTCACGGGTAGTGTCCGGGCGTAGTCGTAGGTGGGTTACGCTCGTTTCGTAATCCCCCAGGCCCGCCTCCAACAGCGCCACCAGTTCGGGGTGTTGGCCGGGATTGCGCCACTCCCCGTACTCGTCGAGGTCATGCAGTGACGGCATGTTGACCTGATGTTAGCACAACCCCGTGCTTAGAGTAGCCTTTGTGTGTCAACGGGGTAGTTAGTCCACAATACCTCAGTATGCGCCTGCTTGGTGGTGTGGATAGTACGCTCCTCTCCGACGGCCTTATGCCATCGCCCGCTAGGGTATAACTCGTCCATCAGCGGGTGGTCATAGCCGGACACCGCAACCTTGCCCACGCAGCGGTTGCAGGCGTCAGCCAGCTCTCGATGGTCGTCATCCGTCATCTCGTGTGCGTACACGCCGACATCGCCCCGCGTATCGTGTAGATAGGGCGGGTCGCAGTAAAACAGGGTGTCGCGGTGGTCATAGGTGTTAATAATATCTACGGCGGGCCGGTTCTCAATCTGTACTTGCAATAACCGCGCCGCGACATCAGTTAATCCCTCAACGCCCCCCAGCCACCGCGAGACACCCCCGGCCATGTTGTTACGGCTGGTCTGGCTATGGTTAGCCCACCGCCCCAGGGAGGCGGTTTGCGCCAACGCAAAGCGCGTCTGCCTAGCACGGATGAAAAACCGACGCGCCCGCTCTACCTGGTCATCATCGCCTATTACCCCATAGATCGCATTAAAGTATTCCTCCCGCGAGAAGGGCGTGAGGCTTAGGGCGCGGTGTAGTTCGTCAAACGAGTCCCGCAGCACTCTGAAGAAGTTCGCTACTTCGCCGTCGAGGTCGTTGTACGTTTCGACTGGCGACGGTTGCCGGTTAAGCAAGACCGCCGCGCTACCAGCAAACGGTTCGCAGTAATGGTGGCACTCTGGCAGTAGCGGCAACAGCCAGTCGAGGTGTGAAAACTTGCCCCCGTACCAGCCAAATGCAAGCCGCTTTCGCCCCACCCGACGCCGGATAACCGGCACACCTTCAGGCGGTGTGTAGTCATCCCCAAAGTCGAGCATTATCGGCGAGGTGCTACGCCCCATTGTTTACCCTCACCCTCCGCCGAGCCCTAGCCCGCGACCGTCGAGCCGCCGCTAGGGTGCGTTGGCGGCGCTGCTCATACCAGGCCGCTAGGTGATTAGCGGCTTGAACGTGCCCGGCATTGCGGACGTTCTCAATGACCTCCGGGATGGAGTACGGCTTGTCGGGCCGTTGCCGCGTCCTGTTTGATATGCCCAGCCCCTTAGCGATCTCCCGAAGGGCGGCGGCGGGCATGTCCAACTCTCTGGCGATGGCGTTAAGCGAGCGCCCCTGTTGGCGTAGTTTGGTGATCTGACCGGCTAACTCACTGCCAGGCCCTACCGCGTCGTGTCCCATCACACCCTCCCTGCGTTCTCAAAGCTGGCATATTTCGCGTGCCAGTGCAACTTGACCTTACCCGTGGGCCCGATTTTGCTTTTGAGCACCCAGAGCCAGGCTTCGCTGTCGGTTTGGTTAGTGGTGTCCCGGTCAAGGGCAAGAAACTGGTCCGCGTCTTGCTCCAGTTGACCAGAGCCGCGCACATTAGCCATGTTGGGCGGCTTGCCGCTAGCCTGCTCACGGTTAAACTGCGCTAGCGCTAGCACCGGCACTCGGAGCTCGAGCGCCAACGTTTTAAGCGCCTTGCTGGTGGCGGTTATGTTCTCGTACTCGTCCCCTAGTTCTGCGTCCAGGAGCTGCACATAGTCCACTACTACCAAACCCGGCATAGCGCTTTTGATCGCCGCCATCAACTGCGCCAGCTTCAAGGGCCGGTCTACTAGCGTTACCCGGCTTTGCCAGACCTCACGCCGGATAGCGCTAACCCCCGCTACCAGTTCGGTACGCGGCAGGTGTTTAACTTCAGTGCTAGCCATGCGCCGATGTCGCGCTATCTCTAGCTGCAATATCTGGTTTTCGGCCTGGTCCTGGGAGTACCAGTAGACCGCCGTCCCGCGCCTAGCAGCGTGCCGCACCATTGCGCCCAGGCCATGAACACGATTTGTTCGGCAGACTCAGGCGCGGCGTTTGGCATATCGCACCTCCCTGAGCGGTTTGCCGCCCTTCGGAACGCCAAACAAGTAGGCATGTCCGCGCTCAGTCTCTAGCACTGGCACAAACGGCACATCGCCCTGCATCTCAGTTCCCTCCCAGCGTTGCGGCCACACGTTCATGGCCCACAACTCCCTGATGCGGGCCTCTTCCTCGGCATCGACCAGGCTGACAGCGGGCATGGCGCCGCGCCCATCATTGACACGCCCCTGGATGTCGAGGACGCGCTCGAGCCCCCATTGCCGCGCCTGCATTGTCAGCGGACCGAGCCGGTTGCCACCTTTGCGCAGGCTCCCGTCGGCGTTGCGCTCGCCGGTTTTGCGCAGGCGGTTGCGCGGGTGGCGCAGGGCAGGCCACAGCGCACGCAGTTCCAGTAGGGGCGCGAGGTAGCCCCATCGCGGGTTTTTGATCAACGTCTCCAAGGCCAAATCGCGGCTAGCGACCGGGCAGCCGATACAGCCGGTGCGGGCGTTAATCTCCTGAGCCTCGTCGCCCCCATACGCTTCGGCAATCAGGTCGGTGCCGTAGCCGTAGCCTGGCGCGTGTAGGCCTAACCAATCCCACACGTGACAAACGCGCCAATGAGCGATGGGTGCGAGCATGGCGCTGCCCCTGATATCCCGCTGGTAGTAGCCCTGGCCGCACTCGCTACCTTCCCGCGAGCACGACATGACGATGCGCTGATCGCGTGCGGCACTCTCCCCGATACGCACACCAGTGATGATAAGTAGTTCGCCAAGTTCGGCCTTCATGGTCGCTATCGCCTGCTGCATGGGCTCGATTTTCATCGCGCCCGTACACCACCTAAATCGTGCCCCAGGGGGCGGCACGCCTCGGCCTAGCATGTACACGAAAAACCGGTGGTCCATAGCTGGCGCAACCACCTTGACACGCACACCGCGCTGTGCCATGTCCTGGAGGATGCTCATGGCGGTGGCGTGTAGCGGCGGCAACTCGAGCCTCGTATCGGCGTAGAGGACATTCAGTGTTTCGGGCGCCGGTACGCGCCCCGTCTCGATGAGGTGATGCACCAGCGTGAGGGTCGTGCTCGAGTCCTTCCCGCCGGAGTAGGTGATGACCCAGTGCCGCGCAGCCGGCCCGTAGGTGCAGAGTGACTGTGCGGTCAGCTCGATGGCCGCCTCAAAGGTCAGGCGTGCATCGTCAAAGAGCGTGAGGGGCCTCATCGAAAAAGACCTGGGCGTAGCGGATACCCCGGTCTTTCAAGCCGGGGAGGAGCGTAGCCCGCCGGACGGATGTCCGGCCCTTTCTGCCTTGCGGCGGTACTGGCTTCACTGCCTTGGGGGATGGTCGCGGTATGGGCCATGTTAGCTCTCAGGTGCAAGCTCCGGCCTAAAGGGCCGGAGTACTTGACGGGGTGGTTTGTTGGCCCACGTAAAAACCCAGGCCCTGGGCGCGTAAAAATCTGTCAACCGTTGACCGCCGCGTTGTGATCTCGGTTGTGCGCTGTCTGGCAGTTGGCACAGACGAACTCTCGCACCCAGAGGGGATGCTTCTCCCGCTAATCCGATCGACCCAATCCTGTAAAGCCTGCATAGTCAAGTCAATTCCTCTCCGGCGCTCCACTCGCACGTGCTAGTGGAGCATGAGACTCGAACGAAGCGAATTTGCCGCGCCAGTGAAGCGTGACGCGACCGGTCGGGCCCACCTTGTTCTTGAGCACGTAGAGAGTAGCTTCCTGCTCCTCGGTGCTGCTCTGGGTGGTGTCGCGCTCTAGTACCCAAACCTGATCAGCATCCTGCTCGAGCTGACCAGAGCCGCGCAGCTGCGCCAGTGAGGGGGTGCCGTTTGGCCCCTGGCTACGGTTGAGCTGCGCGATAGCTAAGACAGGTATGCGTAGCTCGAACGCTAACGTTTTTAGCGCCTTCGACACGGCGGTTATAGACTCGTACTCAGAGTCTAGGCCGGCGTCGATGATCTGGACGTAGTCCACGACCAGCAGCGCCGGCGTTGCGATCTTTACCGCCTGCATCAGTTGGCCGAGTTTGAGCGGCGTGTCGATCACTTGCACCAACCCGCGCCAAACCTCCGAGCGGACCTGCTCCACGCTCTTAACTAGCTCGGCGCGCTCCAGACTACGGACTCGGCTGGTGTCGATACGACGATGCCGGGCGATCTCAAGCTCCATAATTTGACTTTCGGCCTGGTCCTGGGAGTAGAGCAGCACGCGGTGACCTTTGGCTGCCGCTGCGCGGATGATGGTCCGCGCTAGCGCCGACTTGCCCACCGAGGGCCGAGACGCTACCAGGTTTAGTCCAGGTCGGGCCATGCCGCCGGTGAGGTCGTCAAGGTCGCGGACACCGGTAAGCTGACGCGCTTCCGGGCCCAGTAGCGCCGCCACCTCCTCATCAGTCCGCTCGTCGAACCGCTGCACGGAGCTATCGAGCGCGGTGAGGGTAGCGTCCAGGATCATCCGCGCCTCGGCCTGCTCCTCGTCTGTTTTTAGCGCGGCCTGAAACGTTAGCGTTGCGCGTGCCTTTTCGCGCATGACGTAGAGTTTTTTAAGCTGCTGCGCGTAGAGCCGCGCATATGCTGAGTTTGGGTGGTAGTTGCCCTCATACACGCCCAGGCATGGCACGATCACTTCCTGGACGATCTTGGTGTTGCCCGTAGCACGAAACGCGGCATCGATGGTAGAAAAGTCAAACGCCTGCTCACCGCGATACTGCCGCGTCATCTCCTGCCAGAGCCGCCGATGGCTCTCCAGGTAAAACACCTCCGGCGGCATGACGGCCCACGGCTCAGCGAGACACTCCGGATGTGCGAACGCGCAGGCCAGCAGCGTCTGCTCGAGCTGCTTGTCGTGCGCGCCGATTAGATCAGCTATCTGCATACCTTCACCTCATGCGGCCAGACTCGCCAGCCCGGCTCTACCGTCAGCTCACCGTTGGCGTGCCAGCACCTAACGGGAGTTGGCCCCTCGACGTGCGGGTGAATGACTAGACTGCCGACTGGTGGGCGCTCCTGCGACGTAGGAACGGGGGCCGTTTTCGCGCCGTTTTTGAGCGGGAATATACCCTGGTAGCCGTTGCGAATAGAGGTGGTTAGCATCTCCTCAGCGTCGGCAGGGTGCTGAGCGAGGAGCGCAAGCTGCCCCTCTACTGCTCGCAGCGTGAGCGGCTTTCGCAGCTCTCGTCGATGCTCACACCACGCGAGCCACGCGGCGGAACTAACACACGCTGGTAGGGTGACGGTTCTAGCGTCGAACTTTTCGGGTTTTGTTTTTTTCCTTGAAGGTGGTGGTTCGGGTTTGTCTTCGGGGTTTCGGTTTTCAAGTTTTTCGCCGTTCAAAAGCGCTGACGGTTCTTGATGGTTAATTGATGGTTCATGATGGTTAGGGTGAAGCTGCGGTGTGTCAAGAGTCACTCCACGTTCACCCCTGGGGTGAAGCTGCGGTGTGTCAAGAGTCACTCCACGTTCACCACCAGCCAGGGGTGAAGTTTTTTCACCCCTATGGAACGGCAGCTTCTGAGTGGCCTGCGACCAGTCGATCAGATACTCAGTAGGCCGGTCGTGAGTGTAGTTTCTGACTACGCGCAGCACTCCACTAGCGCGTAATTGGCCCAGGATGTTTGTGATCGTGCGGCCAGTATAGCCGGTTTTCCACGCCACGCGCTCGATGCTGGGGAAGATGTTCTCCCCGTCATCGTCAGCGTGATCGGCCAGGGCTAACATCACCACCAGCTGCGGGTGCGTAAATTCGTGCTCCCAGACTTTCACCATCTGCTTGATGCTCATAACATCTCCAATTTCTTACCTAGCACTTCCTCGTCGATATCATAATACGGGTCTGTGCTTGGCCCAGAGGTAACGCCAACTGCGCGAAGCTTCTCCCTTGCGTTCTGCAACTGCGAGGGCGTAATGACTAATACCTCCCGAATAACTTCGTAGCGCACATAAAACTTGCCTGTGCTTACCTGGGGGTTTCGCCAGCATAGCAACTGTGTCAGCAAAGCGGCAGCAGTGTAGTCGCCACCCAGCATACGGACGAACGCCAACGGAACAACGATAGCGTTAAACTGGCCGACAAGTCGCTTAGTGATTTGAACTGCACTCATTGCGGGCTCCCTTCGGTGGTGTCTCCGTGTAGCGGGCATGTCGGGTTTTTGAGGTAGTACCAGGTGCGGCGCGGGGCGCCGTCGGGGTCGTAGTTCTCGACGAACGCTTGCTCGCGCACGCCCTCGTCGTCGTGTGGGCAGGTGCAGCCATGCGCAACCGATCGGCGGTCATGCCTAGCTCCCTGGCCACCTGGCCTAAGGTCACCCAACCGCCACTAGCTACATCGTCCGCCTCCCTGGCGCGGATGATGTACGCCTCAGCCCAGCGCTTTGGGACGAAGCGCCGGGACGCGATCATGCCAGCGCGATGGGCCGCGTCCCACACGTCCGCGTAGCGCCGACCGCTGAGCGCTACCACTTCGACCAGAGTGACATGGCCGGGCAACCCCTCTTCGCGAAACAGCACGCCCAACCGCCGCGCCTTACAGCGCACCGCGTGCTCAGTGCGTTTCAGCCGCTGCGCACAATATGCTGCACCACGCGCAGCATGGCGCAGGATCAGCTCCTCCTCAGCCCTAGTCCACCGCCGCATAGCCGTTCCTCCCACTCGTAAGCATCATCCAGCAGGCCAATCCGGCAGCATCCACCGCGTGCCGCAGGGTGTCGTCGCTCATGTCGTACAGCGCCGCCGGCCAACTGCCAAGCTCGAGCCGCAGCCGCTGGGCAACCCCGCGCTGCTTAGCCTCCAACCGCACAGGCAGCGGCATTTTTAGCAGGCCCGCGCTGGCGCTGAAGCTCGGCTTCCAGAGTGATGCACCGACGCGGGCGATGTGGATACCCAACAGGTTCGCGTAAGCCTCCACCTGCCCGATGATGCGGTTAGGCCAGATCGAGTGCATATCGACCTGTTTGCCCTGGTTTTCCCAATCCTCGACAACAATGAGTATCGGGCTATGGCGGCGGATCGCGTCCCAGATGTCGTTACCGGTCTGCTCGCGCCGGTAGATGAACGTACCAGCGGCCTCGAGCACCAGGCCCCGCGACGCGCGGGCCATTACCGCATAGCCGGTGGTCGCGCCGGGGTCGAAGGCGAGCACCCTCACGAGGCGGCGTCCGTTCCGGGCGCAGCCCTGCGAGTACCCGCAGGCAGCGCCCGGTCGAGTAATTGGAGGCGGTGCGCCCGCCCAGCAGCGACATAGCTCGAAACCCAAGTGCGCCTGAGCCGGTCGGTCGGCTCGTGCTGGAGCGCCCACGAGCCACCGATCGCGGCCAGTGCAGCGCGCCCGACGTCAGTGAGTTGCGCGCGGCGGTTGTCCTGGATGGCACGCATGAGCTCGAGCCACATCAGGTGGTTGTTAATCGTCCGCTCACAATGTCCGCTTAGCTCTGCTAGCCGCTTTCGGCCCGGATAGCAATGCCCGTCCCCGTCGGCAAACTTCGCCAAGGCCAGCAGCGTTAGCCGTGGCCCCGGCGGTACCTCAGTTTGCTCAAATGCCCAGTTTAGTGCGCGCACCCTCTCCCTCCTCAAAACAACGTGTCTTGCAGCTCACCAACGCTGCGCGGGTTAAGCCAGATGCTCTCGGTCCTCGCGGTTGCGGCTTGCCGGTTAGCGCGCGACGAGTTGACCCGCACCGAGGCATCGCGGCGCTGCCAGCCGTGCAACTCATAAAGGTCCGCGTAGAGTTCGCCCGGATAGCCGCTGATAATGCAGTAGCCCTCGAGCTCGTGTGCGATCCGGGCCAGGCGCTCGTGATCCGCGTCACTCATCTCGTTGCTATAGCGGTGATCGGGTCGGCTCCGCTGGGCATGCACGTAGGGCGGGTCGAGGTAATGCAGCGTCTGTGGCGTGTCCAGGTGCGGAATCAGGTAAAAGGCGTCGCGGCACTCGATCTGCACGCCCATCAGCCGTTCAGCGACAGCGTAGAGATGGTCGAAGCGCCAGTACCCCGCGGGGGATTTGCCCGTTTTCCGGCTCAGGCTCTTGATGTAGCGCCAGTTGCCCGGCGTGCAAGCACCCCTTTGGCCTCCGATCGACATCCAGCCGGCCACGAAAAAGCGCCGGGCCTCCTCCAGGGGGTCGCCAGGGCAAGGCTCGAGCGCCAGCTCGTATTCCGCTCGCGCGTAGGGGGTGAGCTCGAGCTGCTCAATCAACTCGCGGGCACTGGCTCGCAGGACGCGGAAAAAATTAACGACGCGCCCGTCGAGGTCGTTGTAGGTCTCGACCGGGGCGCGTGGTTTTTGCAGTAGGACGTTAGCGCCGCCGCCGAACGGCTCGGAATAGCTCCGATGCGGCGGAAAGTGGCGGATGATCCACGGGGCCAACCTTGACTTGGAGCCGAAATAGCGCAGCGGGGGTCTGGTCAGAACGGACATATTGCAAAATACAGCATTAACCACCCTCAACCACCCTTGTTCTGTTCTGATAGCCGCTGCAACCGCTCACGGCGGCGCTCGGCGGCGGCCTTTAGGTCGCTCTCGTACTGCGCCAACCGAGCGGCCTTGCGCCGTTCCCAGGCGGCCTTGGCTTGTTCGATCAGCTCTTGGTCAGTAAATACCCTTTCGTCCATCGTTACACCCCCTCTCCTAGCGTGAATAATACCGCCCAGTGCCTGCATGTGCGCTAAGCGCTTCTCCAGAGCGTAGCGGGGCACTAACACAGTCCCGCCTAATCTGATGTGGGGTAGGTTGTTTTATTGCCTTTGCCTGCATCCTTTCTGCCCTGGGAGCCGCGCTAAGCGACCCCCAGGGCGGTGTTAGTTACTCAGAGAACCCCAAAATGTCGTCATCGACGTGCCCAGGGTCGAACGTTGGCTTGGGCGTGACCCGCTCGTAGGTGACGCTATAAAACCTAAACCCTGCTCCCATAGGCAGGCGGGTTGTGCCCTCCTCAAGGCGCGGCCCTTGGTATTGAGCCACCACGAGGGTGTCCACACCCGGACGGAGGGTCACGTTAATCCGGTTGAAGGCGACAACCGTTTCAAGGATGTCGCTTAGCAGTTTTGCCGTGTCAGCGTGTCCGACCGCCGACACAAAACCGCCTTTAATCAGGTTCCGGACCTCCGCCCCCGTGGGTCGCCCGATGTGGACGTTGGCCCCCCAATCGTCCACCGTGAGCATGTTTAGGCTGAATGCGTTTGCGAGATAAACCATATAACCCCTTTCTTTCTCGCTACCCAGGATTAAGATACTCGACTAGTGTGTGAGGAGGATGAGAACGACCCAGATAGCGCCACACCGGGGGCCACCACCGATAGCGGCCCCCCTGAGGTCGGGATGTTATACTAAAGGTTATGAACCCTAAGGCTTCACGGCGCGGAGGCAGCAACAGAGACAGAGCATATCGGGTGGCCCAGGACCCCAGGGCGCCCAACGAGGAACGGCGCGACGCGATCACCCAGACGGCCCGCCAGGTAGCGCCTGACGCCGCCGGGCTGAACATCAGCGCTGATGATGCCTACCGGCTGGTAAAGGCGTTCTCTAAAACTAACGAGGTAACTACCCAGCAGATGCAACTACCGCGCAAAGGGGTGGCCAAGGTATCACTAGACCTCTCCGAGGAAGCGTTTTACGCCCGCCAGGTGCATCTGCGGCGCCCCGTGGGGCTCGATTTTGGCCACCTACGGCTGATTGTTAAGCAAGACCCCGTGCTGTTGGCCATCATCTACACGCGCATTAACCAGGTGCAGCGGTTTCTGCGCTTCTCTAGCCAGGAGTGGAAGCCGGGGTACGGTCTGCGCTACATCGGAGGGGGCAGGTCCACCGCCGAGGCCGACGCACAACGGTTTGCATGGCTCTCGCAGTGGCTGACAAACTGCGGTGCAGAGTTCGATCCCCGCGCCCGCCGCCGGTTACGCCGGGACAACCTACGAGACTTCATGGCTAAGCATTTAACCGACTCGCTTAGCCTGGACGCGGCGCCTATTGAGTTGGTACCTACGGCCAGTGGCCGCCCGCATGGGTTTGTGGCGGTTGACGGGGGCCGGGTATACCTAACCGATCTAAGCGAGGGCCTAGACCCTAGCGAACAACGCCCCGAGGTACACGAGCGCTATAACCTGCATATCCCCGACCCTGACCAGGTGATAGCGGTACTAGCCCGCGAGGAGCGGATACAAGCCTGGTACACCCATGACGACCTGCTCTACCCGATCCGCAGACCGAGCGGCGACCTGCATCAGTTAGGCTATGGGCAACCGGAAGTCGAAGACCTGATTAGGATTGTCTCAGCGTTCCTTAACGCGCTACTACTCAACTCAAGGGGGTTTACCCATAACAGCATTCCCCAGGGGGTGCTGACGCTGTTTGGTGATTTTGCAGCGGATGACCTGGAAGATTTCAAGATGGAGTGGGACGCCTACGCTTCGGGAACCAGCCACCGTTGGCGGCTACCGGTGCTAATCAGCCGCGACCGCGAGAGCGGGGCGCAGTATGTACCGATGGGGGCGCAGTTTAGCGAGATGATGTTCGCTAAATGGATGACCTTCCTAGTGGCGATCAAAGGCGCCCTGTTCGGCATTGACCCCGAGGAAATAAATTTTGAAGCGTTTACCAGCCGCACCAGCGCCATTAGCGGCAGCGACACCGAGGAGCGGTTAGCCAGCAGTCGCAGCAAGGGCTTGTGGCCGCTACTGGACTGGCTAGGATGCACGCTCAATGAACTGGTGCAACTGGTAGACCCCGAGGTAGAGATGTACTGGACGGGGCTCGAGCCTGACCAACAGGCCAGCCGCAATGACGAGGAGAAGGCGGCCACCTGGGGCGAGTACCGCCAGGCTAGAGGTATGGCGCTGTTCGGCGACCCCACCCTAGACAATGCCCCGATGAACGCGACCTTCGCAGGGGTGTACCAACAGGCGCTACAGGCGCAGCAGCCACAACCGGGGCAGGGGATGAGCCCCGAGGAGTTAGAGGCGTCGATGGCCGAGGGAGGCGACGGTCAACCACTTGAGGGTGAAATGCCCCCCGATGGCGAGGACGCCCAGGGTAAGGCGTTAAGCGAAAAGGACAAACAGGAGATCAAGCGGCTACTATTCGACGACGAGAACGGCGATCAGTGGGAGGGGACGCGACCGGTAGCGAAGGCCGTTAACCCAGAAGAGCCGTTGTGGTGGCCGTGAGCAGCGAAGCGAACATCTGGGCAACCGATAGCGACCCCTGGGTAGGGCCGCTCGAGTTCGCCTTGACGCGGTTAGGGGCAGACTACCTGCACGGGGTACACCTGGACATGCACGTAGCGCTAGGACTGCCACCGTTACCGCGTGCCGAGGTTAGAGCCGCCTATCACGCTGACTCACTGTTAGCAAAGGCGCCAGGTATCAGCCGTGAGGAAGCCTGGAACCGGGCCGCGCAGATATTCCGGGAGCTGGCCGCACGGGGTAGGGCGACCATCACCCCGGACATGCACCGCCAACTAGCCGACGCCGCAACCGAGAAGTGGTACGGCGAAGGACGCTTGCGGACCCGAGCAGAGCGGGTAGCGGTAGCTCAGCACCTGGTGGGGGCTATGAGGGCAGGGGGGCCGGTAGAGCTAGAGGAGATGACCCTTACACCCCGCGAAGCGCGGGCACAGTACGCCGCCGCTAGTGCAGCTCAGCATGTACAGCACCTACATGAGCAGACCAGGCATCGCCTGTTAGGGACTATTTACGCTTGGGAGCGTGACCAGGGCCAGCCAGAGCAGTTGGGGCGCATGTTGCTGCACGAGTTTGGCGTGCAGATGAGGGATTGGCGGCGTGTGGCTTTAACCGAGACGGCCACCAACCGGGCAAACGGCTATCTAGGGACGCTGAAGGTGGGCTCGAGCCTACGCTGGAGCGCCGCCGAGGATGCCTGTCCGATCTGCCGCCAACTGCACGGCCAGCGGTTTACGCTAGTCGAGCCGACCGACCCAAACCGCAATCCGCTCAAGCATCTGTGGGTAGGCAAGCACCCAA